GCATCATGGAATGTAAAAGTACATCCCAGTGACGTGAATATACCTGACGTGCACATAAGATAAAAATAATCATATGCACCACGTTCAGCTACACTATCGGTGAGATTATCAATAACATCACCAAGAGTAGTAAACCAGTCGACTAGCCAAGTCCACGGGATTGCCTTATAAACGGCAGCAGGACTAGGATTGATACCAAAAATGTTGGCCATCATCCTAGCTTTCCATGCTATATCCCGCGGCCCAGGAGGTAACCAATAGCGAAACTGGCCAGAGGCCCATGTTTCCCAAAATTGGTACCTATTCTGAAGGATAACCGATTGAGAAGCTATATACTGACTCGGTAACGTTGGTTGAAAACCAAGTATCGGGTAGCCATAGACGTTCTCAATTATAGGTCTCCTTCTGTCCTCAAGCTTAATACGCCTGCGGACAGGGCGGCCGTTATCACGGATGAGCTGAGCAAGGCGCTTTTGTGCCGACATTTGAGTCAACACAAAGTTACGCACGTCGCTAAGCAAAGCTTCCCAACCGAATTTCAGTGCTAGGTAATAATTACCTATTCCTGCAATTCCATGGTTGAGAAACCTCTGCTCTAACATACCAGGAAGGTCCTTTAGCTCATAAATAGCTACGGCCCCCTGCATGCTTGGAGCATCAGGTCGCATCCGTTTGTATGCACCAGGCCCAAACGGCTTCATATAGTCAAAAAGACCAGCAATGGCCGAATTGTCTAAGAAGCCATCCAGAATCATATCTGGAGTCACATATCCCGTATACGTATCCCTGTTGGGAAGCGACGGAGCATATATGCTTCCAACATGCATTTTTGGGAAAACGCCTTTCACGGTAGCAACCTGAAAGGGCTGTCCACAATCTTTGCCTGTTGGAAAGTTTGGGTAACCATAGTTCCCTTTATCGCCTAGTAACAACCTAGTTTTCCAAACAAGGTTAGTTAAATAGACAGGTGAAGGGCTAGAACCTTCGACATGCCGTACTCCAGCAACACTGCTAAGTACGGTGTCTCGTTCTCGCATACGATAACTCCTTCGTCTAAGTGGAGTGTTCCGTAGAACCGGGTGGGCCGAGAGGCCCA